TTTCTTGTTTAATAGCTTGTAAAGATTGTCCTCTATTATCATTACCGTTCCACGATACATGGACCCAACCACTGTCTGGTTCACCATCCTTATAAAATTCTAAAATTAATTGATCATACTCTAAATTGTCTTTTATCCATTGCGCTAATTCCTTATTGTCTACGCCTACTACTTCTATATCCGCCGCTTTTCCTTCGGTATGTTGTGAATGAATACTAGAACCAATAGCTACACATAATTCACCAGATCTATATCCAGAAGATATGATAACAGGAGAATCAAAATGAGAACGAATAGGTTGTAATACATTTATACACAATGCTTTAAGATTATCAATTTGAGTTGGAGAAGGATTATTTGGTATTCCTTTTCGTTCTGCTGTTTGAGATTTAACTAATTCACTTAGTTGAAAGTTTGCTGATAGTTTCATTAGTTTTAAGTTTATTACATTTACAATCTTTTAACAATAGACAGAAACCCATACAAACCCAATAAATACAGCTCATATTTTTAATTTAGATAATTGTTTTGCAATAGTATCTAGTTTATTTGGATATTGTCTATTCGTTTAATACCGTGTTTATCTACATATACTTTTGCTTTAACTACAGAACATTGTACATGTGAATTACCACTATCATTATGTCGTTCTATTTTTCTTTTAGTCTCAAGACACTCTGATAATGATTCTTTGTGGGAATGTTCTATCATTTTGTCGTTTAAAAATAAACATAAAGCTACAACCATTTCTATCATTAATGTTTACCATTTCCATTCCCGTTTGCAAACTTAATATCTCGTGTAGCATCTTTTAATCGTTCAACATCTTTTTTAAGTTTTTCTATTTCTTTATCAAATTGTTTTAACATAACTCCAGTATGAATATTTTCTTCTAATAATTTACCGTGTTTTTCTACTTGTTTGGTTAAATATTCTATTAACATAAACTGTTCCTGATCAATGGGTTTTTGTTTAGAAGCTTCTAATAAGTCTTGTTCAAATAATTTATTTTTGGTTTCTAATTGATTAAGTCTTTCAATAACACCAAAAGCAAACCATAGGCCTGCACATACAGCTATAATTAATGATATTAAATTTCTAAGTGGCAATGCCACATTTGTATTTTCACTTATTTTCATAGGCTATCAGCATTTCCACCTTCTTCTAGCCTGTCGTAATCGTGAATTAGGATCTTTAGCTGCTTTAGGAAATTGCTTCATTTGTCCCGCACTTCTAGCACAAAATGATTTTCTTCTCGCTGCACGTTTAGGGCCAGGGTTATCTTCTGTAACAGCTGTTTTTAATTTTGATCCTGGATTTTTTCTTCTGTAAGCCATAACACCTGCTTGTGTCATTCCTGCTCCAGATTCTGTTTTTCTAAAATATTTAGATTTACGTGGTGGCATCCCACCTTTTTTTATACCAGTGACATCTTTACCAAGTCCTGTATGCTCTTCAAGATATTCACCATAATAATCATATGGATCCATTCTCTCAAACATCATTAACTTCCGTTAGTTGTAGTAAAATAAGGTCCTGAATATTTATCAGTTAATAAAGTAACTGCAGCAACACTAGTTAGTGTTGAACAAAAAATTCCGTTTGGAAATGGAATACCATCTTCTGGAAAATTTAAATTAATAACATCTCCAGTTGGAACATCTGCTATAAACATAGTAGTTCCAGTCTTGCTTCCAGTAGTTAAAACCACTTGTCCAGTTCCACCACCGCTTGAAGCAATAATAATTCCTCTTAATCTCGTTGCTGGTGCTACGATAGCAGTAGTGCTTGTAGCTTCAAATCTTGTTGCTTGTATATCGCTTTTGTATCCCATAATAGCTCCATTATACTTTTAAAATACTGGGGCGTAAAGTACGCCCCAGTATAAATATGATTACGCTCCTGGCGAACCGAAGATACCTCTAGGGTCAGACCAGCCGAAGCTGTATCTTTCTCTAGCTTTAAATCTTACGTTTCCAGTGTCAAAATCACCTTCGATTGCAGTTTTAATAGCTGCTCTCACAAAGTGTTTCAAACCGTTAGGCGCATCAGTCATGATGAAGAAAGCATCAGTGTCAGTCAAGAAGTGATTGACTCTGTAACCTTGTGGGATCATTCCCATATTCATCATTGCATTGATGTCGTTTTTAGCAAACGCATTTGAACCACCTGGAGTTGTAGATAAAGGTGATCTCAAGATTCTCTCAGCAGTAAATTGCAATTCTTTTGGAATGATCAATTTAATACCTTGTAGAGCGATCTTTAATCCTCTTTCGTCTACGAAACCAGCGATATCAATTAACGCTTGTTCTAACGAAGTTTCTGACAAGTCAGCTGCAGTAGAAAGTTCATTTCTGAAAGTTCCACCATTAGACAATGGGTGGTCAGTAGTACAAAGTGCTTTACCGTCACCTCCATTGTAAGAGCCACCAGTATCAAACGCGTTGTTTAATACGTTAGCTGCAGTGATTTGTTTAGTTTGCGCCATTGATCTAGCAAGAGCTCTTGTATATCTAGAAGCCAATCTGTCATACAAGTTGTCTTCAATTGCTTCCTCAGTAATTGCGAAAGCAAGAGCAACTGTATTATGAGTGTATCTAGAAGTGTAAGCTTCTGTCGCTTGATCAAAAGTTACTTGTGCACCTTCAGCTTTGGTACTTGCGTTACCAAAACCAGAAAGCATCACTTCTTCTTCGAACGCTCTGTCAGATGACTCAGACATGAAGATTTCTGCATGTTCATTGTCGTATCTGTTATATTCCAGGCCAAATAAAGCATTTAAACCTGGCTCTAGTTCTTTAACTAGTTGTGATCGTGATATAGCCATAATTTATCTCCTTTATATTATATGCCCACACCACCACGAGCGTACCCGTAGAAGTGTCTGTTGATTCGTACCAACACGTCTGCATTAGTTCCAGCAGCGTCATTTCCAGTTTCCTGAGAAATGTCAATTGCTTGAAGAACTAACAATGAAGATGTACCCTTTGTAGAGTAGTCTAATTGCGCAGTAGAAATACCAGTTAAAGTATTTCCAGTTGTGTCAGTTACACTAAAGTTTTGGAAAATGTCTGCGATTGCAAACGCTCCGTCAGAATCAATTGAATAAACTACTTCTGGATCATCAATAACAGTAGCAACAATGTCGCTAGCGTTAACTGTTCCTGGATAGTAATTTTTCCAAGTTGGTTTCTGTGTAGTCGGATCAGTGTAAAATACACCGTTAAAAACGCCTACAACATCATTAGAAGTTCCACCTGTATGTTTCTCAATTCCACCAGCGGCAGTTGGCTGAACCAAATCACCTTGGTAAATTGCAGTTCCATAGTTGGCAGCAATTCTATATCTGTTTTGTGCGTTAATAAATGGAGATCCGTCTAACTTTCTTACTGGTCTAAGACCATATTTTTCAGCTGTATTAGCCATAGTTATATTACTCCTTTATTAAGTTTACAATTTACTTTGGGATGGTTATCGTCACAAAATTAGGATTTACTCCCACCACCAAAAGTTACGCGAGATTGTCTATTAATATTAATAGGCATCTCAGGTCGTTGTTCCTTCATAAGTTCGGCATCACTCGCGTGTATCTTATCTTGAGTAATTTTTCTAAAATACTCAGCGCGAGATTCTACGATCTCTTCAGGTATCCTTCCCAACACAAGGCCAGCAACCCCGATCAAACCTGCGTATTGTCCTTCTCGAATAACTGGGTAAGCATGATCACCTAATTGATTTTTAATCTCTTCGGCTCTCACAAATTCCCAACCTTCTCTCATTTTCTTCGATACATTTGCTGTATCTTGAAAACCCATAGACTCGACTCTGATCCATCTATGAACAAAGCCGTCTGGCGCAGGTGGTGCATCCAGAGATGATGGTGGCGACCAAACTTTTTTACGAGTTTCTGTTCTTACTTCGGCCGCGCGTGAAGTTCTTTTATTATCGCTCATACTACTGTACCTCCTTCACGTATTTAGCGTATTCTTCTAGTGGCACCCCTAATTTTTTGGCAATAGCCACCTGTGATTTGGTGAGTCTCACAGATCTGCGTCCTTGTTGTTTTCTTCCAGCGGAAGCAACGGTTTGGACGGGTTTCCGTTGTTGTTCTTGAGCAAACTTATGAGGAAAGTTTTCCTGCATACGCTTGTCTATTTCATTATAGTACTCATCACTTTCTACGTCTACACCCATGCCCACTAGGTCTTCATGGATAGTAAAAGCAGCGTTTGTCATGATTTTATCATTACCAAACCAAGTGTTTTTTTGAGCCCAAGATCTTGCTCTGACACTAGGCTCAGGTGGAACCATGTCCTGTTCCTGAGTTCGTGGTTGAGTTTCGCTTTGATTTATCTGTTGTTCTTGTAAAGCTTTTAATCTAGCATCTCTATCAGCCATCTTAATTCTAGCTTTTTCTTTTTCAACAGATAACCTAGTTAGCTCATCATTAGCTTCCATGATCTTTTCAGCATCATTTTGCTCGATAGCATCTCTAAGTTTAATTTTAACCTGCTCTCTTTGAGCATCTACTCTTGCTTCAAATTCTTTCAAATACTGTTCGTCAGCAGTATCATACTGTTTAACAGAATTTTCATATTTTCTTTGAAGTCCTTTAGCGTATTCTAAAGCCGCTCTTTCTCGTCTTTCTGATTCACGCCATTTTCTGGTTAATTTATCAATTCTTTTTTGAACACCTTCAGAAATATCTAATAAACTTTCTTCATCTTGTTTCGGTTGAACTTTTACTGGTTTTTCTTCACCGTCATCAATAATAATTTCAGCTTTTTCAGATTGTTTGTTTTGGTGATCTGTATATCCTAAATCAACTTCTCCAACATTTAAATTTGGTTCTTTTGATTCAGGAGTATTATCTTCTGCTACTTGAACATCTTGTTCACTCGCATCATCTAAATCTAATTCAACCTGTGGTTGTATCTTAGATTGTTTTTCTTCGTTTAGGTCTGCCATTGTTTATCTCCTTAATTAATAAAGATGAAGTATGTCTTCTGGTTTTTCGATAGTAGCAATGATCTCATCATCATTTAAAATACGGTGTTCACCATATTTTGTTTTGAATCTAGATCCAGCATATCTTCCGTAAATTACAAATTGTCCTTCTTTACACCATGGACCATCAGGAAATTTTTCTTTGTCTTTATAACAAAGGTTTCCCATAGCTACGACTAAACCTACTACGGTTGTCATTTGAATGGTTTCAGAAGCATTGTCAGTTAATAAAATACCGCCTTTAGTTTTTTTAGGACCAGAATAAGGTCTAACTAAAAGTCTATAACCAACAGGTTTTGGAATTACTTCTAAATATTTTTGAATACCTTCTGGGTCAGTAGGTATTTCCATCTCCCTTGATTCAGGAGCTGGTTGCTTTGAATTAGATACACCAATTAAAGATGTATCAGGTGTCACTATCGTCATCGACATTCTCCTCTTTGTTCTGCAGGTCTTTAAGATCCTGAAGCAATACCTCTAAGGCATTGAGTTTGCCTCTAGAATACTGGAGTTTGTCAAAGCTGTCTACATGGTACACTAAGTCTTCTTTAACTTGTTCTATACGTTTTTTAATATAGTGTCGAATACTTTGTAGTGTATCTAAATCAAGATTCATTGAAATAAGTATATATTTTCTTAGTTATTTCGGTTCTTTTACTGTCATTCTTTTCCCATAAAGGATTAGACATATCAAGTCCTTTAAAACCATCCATAAAAAATTTAAATTCTTTTTGTCCTGATGCTCTAGCAATAGCTCTAGACATAAAAATATCTTCACCATTAAAACAATCTTGATAATTATCCCAAAACATTTTAGCGTCTTGAATAACTGCTGGTAAATACCACGTATCCACCATCACGCCACAAGTTAATAATATAGGAGCAGTCATAGTTTCTTGTAAAGGTTGTTTTTGATATTGTTCGTTATAATACCATCTAGGATGACAACCAGTTAATGGTTCTTGACGATCAAATAATCTAATTAAAGTTTCAGGCTCGTACACAAAATCATCATCTTGAATAAAAACATATCTATTTTTACAAGATAGAGCAAATGTATATCTAGATAATAAACCTAAATCAGAATCTTTAGGCATATGTAATAGTTTAATTTTTTTAGGTTTGTTTTTTATTTCTATTCTTTCTAAACAAACAACTAATACTTCTGATATCTCAGGTATATCACTATAAGCAGTTAATATCTCTAATAAGTTTTGTTTTCTAGTGCAGAAAAAACTAACACTTAACATAAGCTGTTTTCTTTTTACCTGTTTTAAAGATTTTATATTTTAGATGTTGCATATAACTATCTACAGCTTTCATATCAATTTTATCAATGTCATCAAAGATAATAAAACCACCTGCATCTAATCTATCATCAAAAAAAGCTATTTCTTCGAATACATATTTTATAGCATGTAATCCATCTAAATGAACTAGGTCATATTTAGCTAATTTAAATTTTTTACCTTTAATAAAAATAGGGTATCCGTCTGAAAATCTTTTAAAATATTCTTGAGATTCTAATAATAAAAAAATAAAATTTTTATCTTGATTGTCTACGATTGCTTTTTGGAGATACCATCGTTTTTCGTCTCCGTAACGAAAATCAACTTTGTTTTCTCGAAAATCTCCATCAGTATGAATGTAAGGAGCTGAACCAAAAGGATCAACACCGATATGATAATGAAGAGCGCTAGGATGAAATTGTTTATAAGCATCGATAATACGTTTACTACCGCCTCCTTCATGTACACCAATTTCAATTGTAACTCCATATTTTTTAGTTAAGTTTTTGATACATTCGTCAAAAATATCTAAGTCTTCGGAATGGCTACATCTGTATTGATTCATGTAGCCATTCTATACAATCTTTTTTTACAAATAGCAATTACTTTTTACAATTGCAATCGTGATCACATTTACAAGGGATAATTTTAAATAACTTACAAATTATCCATTGGACAGCTTGTAATAATTTACAAGCAACCATGCTTACAATGCTTCCAATTTTTTTTAATGTTTCCATATTACTTTCCTTTTTTAGTGTTAATAATATCTGTTGCCTTAATTCCGTACACAGCAGCCACCACTGAAATCCAAAGTCCAGTCACCCACCACGGCATATTTTGTAGTTTCTCAAAATACAGATCTAACTTTTGAGAAATTTTTTCATCTTCTGCAAATACAGAATATGCTAATAAAAACAATGGTGAGGATAGAACAATGAGTATGAATTCGTCCTTCCAATCTGATTTTTGTGATTCAAATATTTTACCTTGATATTCAATTTCACCACGCTTCATCTTTTCAGCATGTAGCAATGCTGCTTCTGACATAGCAATTTCAGATTTTTTCTTATTAGAATAAATTTCTGCTGCGGCTTTGATTCCAGAACCTAATAAACTCCATGGAAACATTATTTTACTCCTGTGAACTTATGACCTTTTAATTGAATTGAGTTGTTTCCAGGGTAAATATTTTTAGACGTACTTTCTCTGTAAGGACAACCTTGAGAACAAGGTCCTTTAGCAGGAGGGGGTCCAAATTTTTTACCTTTAGAATAATTCATTATGCTTTTTTACCTTTGGCAACACCTTTAATTTTACCTTTGTTAGCAGATGCATAGAATACTTTTTCACCTTTTTTCTTACCGTATTCCTTTTCCATTGCTTTTTTTATTTTTTTACCTTTTTTTGTTAGGGGCATTTCTATTCCTCATTTGTTGTGCTTGTAAGGCTAATCTATCTTCATTTTGTTGAGCCTGTATAGCTAGTTTAGTTTGAGCAAGTTGATTTCTTTGTTCAGCTTGCTGTTCTTGATTTTCTACTTTCATTTTTTCGATATCAATCTTTTCATCAAATTCACTTTGTTTCATATCCATATCTTGTTGAGATTCCATTGCTTTACGTTGCATATCCATAGCTCGTAAATCTAGTTCTCTTTGTTTTAATTGAACTAAAGGATCAGGTTTTTGTGTACCTGCTTCTTGTTGAACTAGTTCTGCAGTTAATTGAGCAACTATTTTTGCAACCATACTATTAAATTGAACTTGGAAACCTTGTGGATCTTGTTGTTGAAGTTGTTTCATTTGATCATTTTCTTCTATCATAGCTCCTACTTCTCCATGTGCTTTCATAGCAATGTGATCAGAAATGTGTCCTTGTAATAATGCATATACCATAGGATTAACTTGAACCATTCTAGATTGAATAAATGCAATATGGGCTGCAATATGTGAATCATGATCTTGTTCTGGAAATGCTTTTAGTAATTGCATCTGTAATGCTTTCGCATTTTCTGTTGCTGGGTCTTCAGGAACAGGTTGAATGTCTGGTTTTAATAAATTATCAATTTGTTTTGTTCCTAACGCTTCATAAACTCGTCTGTAAGCTTCTCTTACGTTGTGCATTTGTGGATTAGACATTACAATTTTTAAATTTTCGTTTGCAAGTGTCACTCTTTGTGCCATCGACATGATATTTGGATCTGCAACAGGAATTACATCGACTCTATCATCAAAATCTGTCTGTTTTACTGCTGCATCTGCATTATAAACTGCATAAGGATACACAGGAGGCAAATAATCTGCAAAAACAGATGCCAAAAGTCTAAATTCTTGTCTCATTGCATAGTAACAACGCTTGTGAATAGCACTCATGACCCTTGAACCACGTTCCAAGAGTGCAATTGTCGTTCCAACAGCTCTATTTTGAGCATCTTCACCTAATTGCATGTCTGCAATAGCTGCAAATCGTTGTCCTGCCTGTACAACAAAGCCTAAAAGTTGAAATAATGTTTGACTTGGCTCTTTAAAAGGTAAAATTTGGAACTGATCTCTAATATTTCCACCTGGTGCATCCACATCTCTGAACTCTCCTGGTTGAAATGGTTGGTCATCATCACGAATTCTTATTCCTCGTGACTTAAATCCTGCTGGTAAGTTCGCTAAAGTACCTGCATCTAGTAATTGTCTTAATGCTGCAGTAGCAGATCTACTCAATCCACCTATCATATGGATTAATCCAAAGCCATAAAAGCCTAATCCTGGTAAAAATTTGTAATGAACAAAATATTCTTTACGTTTCATTAGTTCATCATCAGGACTATAATTACGATAAATAGATAAAACTTCTCCTGATCCTTCATCAATAGTTACAATGTAAGGAACTTTAACTTCTTTTTCAGGATTTTCATTTTCAAACTCATCTAAATTTAAATCAATATGCATTTCTAAAATGTTATATTGATACTCTCTTTCTCCAGAAGGCTTAACACCTTCTAATTGATTTAGTTTGTCTTGAATTTTATTATCTTCAGGTTGTTTAGGAATTAATTCTACATCTCTATAAAAACCTGCTCGTTGTTTTTTTAATACATCGTTCTCTCCCATTTTAACAATATGGGTAATTCGTTCACAATCTTTTAAATCAGTTGCATAGTAAGGAACTACTAAATCTTGTGCTTCTACAAATTTAGCAACTGCTCTTTGCATAATTTCATCGTAATAAACTTTTTTAAATGCAGATCCTGCTAATGGTAAATAAAATAATAGTTGATCAAATTCTGGAGTATATTCTTCCATCTTTTCCATCAACATGTAGTTCATAAAATCTTGAACTCGTTCTGCTTGTTGTTCTGTCTCTGGAGTTTGTGAACCTACGACTTGTGTTCGTACAGGTCCATCACTTGGTAATAATTCTTTGTAAGCTTGTGCTTGAAATTGTGTTACTGCTTCTGCCAAAAGAGGATGAGTTACACCGCTTGCACCTTGAAACGGTCTAGTCATATCAGAATATTTAAATCCTAATAAATCTAAACCTTGAGTGTACGTTTGTTCCCAATCTGATCTTGAGACTTTGTCTTTTTTGTAATCAGACATTAACTGAGAAGAGATACGACCAAGTGTTCGCTCGTCCATATCTTCAGCTAAGTTTTTATAAAAATCTTCTTGAGAAACTTGTTCCTCTTCTACATCGACTTCCATATCGTCAGTCGGTGATTCAATTTCTACATCAACTTCTTCTGCAGTTACTTCCTCTTCTGGAAGCTCATTCTGTTTTTCAACTTCAGCCATGAATTAATAAATTTTAGTAGCTTTAGTTCTTCCTAATTTACATTTAGCAACGACCGCTGTTCCTTTAGATGCTTTAATCATTTTACCTTTTTTAGCACCTGCAGGTAAACCATATGCATCTTCGCCAATTCCCATTAACATAGATGCTGGACCAATTCCCATTGGTTTTTTCTTTGGTAACATTGCTTTTCTAGTTGCTTGCGCTAGTGCAGTATCGTTAGCCATTTCAGAACCAAGATCACCTGTATCTGTTTGTTGAGAGGCTAAAAGTTTTTTAGCTGCGTCAGCTTTAGCACCCAGTAATTTTGATGCTGCAACAGCAGCCAAGCCCATACCTAATGCTCTTTTTAAGTTTTTACTTGCCATGATAATTATCTCCTTATTGTTATAACAGGTTTATAATATCATGCAAATAAATTTACGACTAGCCCACCCTCTTTTTTGTACAGTTTAAAAGGTGTTCCTTTCATCTCAGGGGTTATTTTAATACCAAATGCCTCATAATATAAATCAGGATCATTTTTATCCATAATTGTCATTCTACCACCGTGACTACTTGCAAAGACCTCCGCTTCACGAGCAGTCTTAAATGCACCAATATGTTCATTTACAGTTTTAGGGTTAAGTCCTAATTTTTTAATCGTTGCGTTATCATAATCTGTATCTCTTATCACTTTAAATGGTTTATTAGGATCTGATAAAGATACTCGAATTGTTTTTGCTTCTGTATTGTATTGTTTAGCTAATTGTTTCATTCGTTCTGGAATAACAGCTGTTTGTTTTGGATTCGTTAATATTTTTCCTCTTTCATCTGAAGTTGCTTTCAATCCTTTTCTTCCAGCCATACCATCTACACCACCATAAAATTCCCAGTTACCTAATTTACCAAAAGTATCGGATCCCACATTTCGTTTAACGTGTAATCGTTCTACTGGATTAACCACCACCCACTCTACATTGTTTTCTGCTGCAGACTTCATAACATTTTTTAATGCATGATCTCCCCATACATCTCTACCAAACATAGGCATGTAAGGTGTTGAGCCATCCGTATACTGACTTGTTTTTCTTCCAATGTTAGAAGCATTAATAGTGTTTGCTCGTAACTCATCAAACTTTTGAGATAATTTATAATAGTTAACCGTATCTTGTTGGGTAATCTTATCTCCCTTATCTGCAATTACTTTCATTTGATTTTTTAAATTATCTAAAGCAACATTTGCTTGTTGAAATTCTGCTTCAGTGTTAAATGGATTAGTTACTTTAGCTCGAGTTGGATCATTAGCAAAAGCTTTCTGTTGTACATCTGATTGCATCTCATCAATCGAATATACTTTTTTATTAGGATTGCCTTCTAACGAACGCTGACCATAACGTACGTGGTATAATTGATTTTTAAATCGTTCTCCGTTGATTTCACTAAAATGACCTGGATCAATATCTCTACGATAAGGAATAGGGTTAGGATAATAAGCAACATCTTCAAAATATTTTTCTGCTCCTGTAATTTTATATTCTGTCTGACTACCATATCTTGGATATAAGCCTTTTCCTTTTTCTGCTTGATGAGTACGATCCAATGCAATACTTCTTTGTTCCAGTGTCTCTAAAAAACCAGGTTCAAATAAATCTTCTTTATTGGTGTTTTTATAATTTCTTGCAAATTCTTTTAACTTGTCAAAGTCGTTTCTATTTTTATACAAAGGAGAATTATAATCTGCAATAGTATGACCCTCTCTATATCTCACACTAGCTTTAGATAAATTCTCCATAAAGTCTTGTGTTAAAGAATTTAAGGTAATTCGCAAGTCCGATTTAAGATTAGGTGAAGTAGAAGGTAGTGCATCTATTTTAAGTTTAGCTGCTTCTCTACCTTGATATACCATATCGGATAAATACTCCGCTTCATCTGCCATTTGACTAGGAAGACTAAATCGTCTTACTTTTAAATTAGCTGCAGGAGATTTTTCTACTAACTTTAATAAATCTAATTTGGATACAGGTAAATTCGATTCTTGTGCTACTTTTAAAAAACCACCTACTAATTCATTTTGATTATTAAATCGTGCTATATTGGTATCAAATAATTCTTCTTTGCTAATACTTCCTTTTACCTTTGTTCCAGGAACATTTACTTTAAAGTCGGATAAACGATTAAAGTTTTTAAATTCATTAATCCATGCATCAGGACTTAAAGATTTTTTTGAAGGGTGTTGTGCAATAAAATCATATAAAGCAGATCCAAATCGTCCTTTGGTTCCACCCATCGTTAGTGGTTGTTGAATACTTGTTTGTTTTACTTTCTCAAAGTCATCCATGATTTTTAAATACATGGGTTTTGCACTTTTGATAGTATCTGTAGCTCGATCTATTCTGGTAGGAACAACAGTAATGATTTCATCCACCTTATCTAAGACAACAGGTTCCGTGATCCGTGGTGCTTGAGGTATGGGTTTTGTTTTAGAGGCAATACGACTAAGAGTCTTGAGTCCAGGAACACGACCCGCGATTAACGCTCCAAGGCCACCTAGTACTCCTGCTCCTGCAACATACCCAGGGAGAGAAGATGGTTTATATTCTTCGACTTGTTTAACGTCTTGTTGGGAAGGACTTACTCCATCAACGGATTCTATTATTTTAGAAAAGTCCTCAGCCATAAATTACTTACAGCCAATAAACTTGCCGCCTTTGTAAGCTTTACCCATGCCACCGCATGAAAATTGTTCAATAGAAGGTTCAGGATTCTCATATCTAAGTTCTTGATCTTCTTGTTCGTATGCTTCTTTAGGAAGAGGTTTTGTTCTATCGTTTTGATAGATTTCAATATCAGCTTCCATTTGTGATTTTCTAGTTTTCTTTTTCTTCATTACTTCCAACCTTTCATAGCTATTTTTGGTTTTCCTTGTCTTAGCATACCGCCTTTACTTAGAGTTGTCATTTTTTGTCCTGTACTTTTTTCTCCAGTACCGTAAGAATTTGGTGCGTATTTACCTAAGTTAGCCATCTTGTCTTTACTCCAAGTAGATGCTGATGTTGTGTCTCCTTGCAAAACTTTTTTAAATAAATCTGGGAGTAATCCTCCAAAACCTCTAAAACTTCCACTTGAAGAAGTAGAACCTGAACCTTTAAATAATTTTCCAAATAAAGCTTTTTGAACTTTTAATTTTTTCATTATAATAGATCCTTGATGTAATCCTTACCTTTACCGATAATCATTCCACCTGATTTTTTTCCAACTGCCTCAGTTGTTTTTTCAATATCCTTATCAGTCATTCTGTCTGAATCTGACTTTTCTTTTTTAGATTCAGATTTTGCATAGCTATAACCTGCTCCAGCACCTAGTCCAGCTGTGACAGCATCTTTTGCTACTTTAGCTGTTGTTTTCGAAACTCTTCTTTTTAAAAAAGGACCTGTAATACTAGAAGCACCTGTTAAAGTTGCTCTTCTCATTAAATAAGCACTTGGTCCCATTTTCTCTAAATCAGATTGCATTGGGTTAATGTCTATAATATTTTTATTTTTAACTGAAGGTAATTTACCAATTTGTTTATACATTTTGTATTTGTCTGCCATAGTAATCTCCTTAATAATATTTATATTCTTTTCCAGGATAATCATATCGATCTTCCTTATAGTCAGTAGGAGATTCTACATAATTACCTTGCCTGTATCTTAACACGGCTTGTGTTGTACTATCAACATAGTCATCATTAGCCCCA